CATTTAATAATAATAGATTATATCACGAATCATTTTTACAAGGTAATAATAATAATAATAATAATAATAATAATAATAATAATAATAATAATAATAATAATAATAATAATAATAATAATACTTCTAATATTAAACAAAAATTTAATCCAACCGAGGTTCGTTTTACAAAGGTACTAACAAAATACTCCACTGAATATAATAATTCAATATTTATACAAAATTTATGTCAGCAATTAGGAATGGATAAAAAAGATATGTATGCGTTCTTTTTAGATATCAAAAATAAATATCCAGTAGGCGATGCCGAAGTTTTACAATTATTTGAGAATTATGAAATAACCAAATTAGATATAAACAGAATTTATAGGTATTTAGATAAATATACAAAAGAAGATGCTGAAGATACTGAGGATATTATTATATCTGATATAGAAGATAATGATGAGTAATTAATATATTATATTAAATTGTAAATTATTAATATAATATAAACAAGTAGATTTTAATTAGTTGATTTTAATTAGTAGCAACAGGTTTTCTCATATACCATGCTGTCTTACGGTCCATATCCAATCTTGAAAACAAATGTGCCTCATACTGCTCAGGAGTATCATAATACATAAACACGGGGCACTTAATTCCATTCTCGCCAGTACACAAAGCAACTGAATATAACTTTTCCTGCTCCTTTGAGCCAACCAAAATATTGTATTTGTGTCCAGTCACCGCATTACGAATTCTGCTCCCAAGTTGACCACTGCCAAAAATACCAATAGTAACAGTCTTGTAATAAACAACACCATCATCCTTCATTTTAGTCTTAATATCATCCACAATTGTGCGTTTAACCTTGTAAAAATATTTATCTGCTAGCATTAACTTTGTGTTATCATTATTAGGAACAGCATTAGAATCGTCATAATCAATGTAGGGCATTTTGTTTTATTCTATTATATAAATATATAATAGTCTGTCTTTAAATCTTTTACACACTATTTATTTATAGATTACTAGAATTATTTTTGTAATGGCTAAGTTCAGTATTGAGTTCTTTAATTTTCTTTAGCAACTCATTAATAAGACAAACTTTGTCTTCTATTTGTTTCTCATAACTAGCTATTTTTTCTGCGTAATATGTATTCATATTTGTATTCATATTTGTATTTATTTTACGGTTCATCATAATTATCTTTTGCGCTTCTAACATTTTATTATGATCTTCTAAGCGTTTATTTCGTTCTTCTTCCATATTTTTTATTTGCTCCATCAATTTGGGTTTATGTTCTGGTTTTCCAGGGTCATAATTAGTTAGCAAATTATTCATATCAATCATATAAAACTGTTTTAACTCGGCGTCATCAATAAAGTCGTCTACAGTAAATCGCGATAACTGTGTCTTAGTAGCTTCCATGTTTTCTAATAATTTCTCCTTATTTAAAGAATTGTGCTTATGAGAAAATACCATTATTGACTTTTGCGTATCTAGTTGCTTTAATGGTATAGTATAGTTCTTTAAAAAATGTCGTTCTTCTGCTAAAGCATTATCCTCATTATAACTGGTCTGTAATAATAACTCCTTTTTAAACGCGAATGTAGCCGCTGTAGAATGGTAGTCCTTATATGGTCCACATTGATATACGGCATTTCTAGAATCAAAATATATGTGCATTTCTGAACTCCCGGCAATAAGATAATTTGGATTTTGTAACAGTGTTTCTACTGCGTGCATTACACGATCTTTTGGGTAATAATCATCATCATCCATATAAATAATAATTGAACCAGAACATTTTTTGTGCATTAGATTACGCTTTTTACCTAGCAACATTTTTTCAGGATAATAAAAGTATTTTACATAATCTATACCTGCGACTAAATCGCCAATTGGGTCTGTTCCGTCATCAATAATAATCCATTCAATGCGAGATTTAGGATAAGTTTGCAGGTCAATACATTTCTTAATAAAAGGTATAAACGGTCGTCTATTAAATGTCGGTGTACAAATACTAACAAATGGTAAGTCTGTATCTGAATCTGATAAAGACTCGTCGCTATCATTTCCTATGTCCTTTACTATTTCATCTTCTACATTCTTTCCAGTCTTTGGTAATTTATGTTTACTCTTATTCTTGTTCTTCTTTTTATTATTTTTTGGCATTTATATAATAATTAATATATTGAATTATTATTTAAATAGTTTTTATACTAGTCTAATTTTAATATTTTTTTCCCGTTTTTTTAATGTTCTATTTTTATTGGAACCGCCTTTTTTATTAGCAAGAGCTAGTTGTTGCGCAAATAAGTCATTTTGTGCTGTTCTGTATGCTTGTTCTGATGCTAAATTAGCCTGTGTTTCTGGATTAAGACCTCCTTGTCTCTTAAATTCAGCTTCTAATGCTTGTTTTTGTAAATCTATGTTGGCCGGTAAATTTATATTTGATATTGCTTGTTCAGTTGCTGCTTTCTTTTCAGCCCTTGCTTTTTCAGCCACCGCCTTTGCTAAAGCGTCTTGAATCTGTTGCTGTTGTAAAGGATTAACTACACCTTCTGTAGGAATACCTTTACTCTTTAATAAATATTCAGGTGAAGGTATTACAGGACTTGTTACAGGACTTATTGGTTTCTTAATATTAGTTCCAATATTAGTAGAAGCTAACATAGGATTGCTTACATCTTCAGGTCTAGATGTTTCAGCTGTTCTTGATTTAATATCTTCTGGGTTTAAAACTTTGGTTGACTCTCTAACATTTGACTCAGGAATAATATTTTCTTGACTAATATTTGCCTTTGGTGTCATTTCTTGTCCAGGTGTTCCAATACTAGTAGAAGCTAGCATAGGATTACTTACTTCTTCTGTTTCAAGAGCCTTTTTCGCTTTTTGTTTCGCTAATAAAGCCTCCATTTCACCTCTAAGATTAGCGCCCTCTTGTGTTTTTTGTGCCCTTAATGTGGCTGATTCTGCGTCTTTCTGCGCTTTAACGCGAGCAAGTGTTTGCTGTATTTCTGCTTCATCTTCTGTGCTCATTTGAGTTTTTTTTGGCTGTCGGCGACTATCTATAAAATCATTTAATTTATAAAATAAACCAGGGTCTACATTTTGACTGCTTACATTTTGACTGCTTACGTTAGACTCGGTACTTACGTTAGAAACATTAGAAATATTAGACTCGGTACTTACATTAGACACATTAGATTCCATACTTTGAGTACGACTTCTAGTTTCAGACTCAGGTTCATCAATAAGACCAGCAGCAATATCAGAAGAAACAGACGATGGTCTTGAATTTGTTCCAAGATCAAGTCCAGAACCAAGACCAGACGCAATATCAGAACTAAACATAGAAGGCGGTGCTGCCGCAATATCAGCATCTAAACTACTAACAAATTTCTTAATAGTATCCGCATATTCCTGTTCAATCTTCTTTTCAAATTTATCTATAACACTCTTATCATCTGATAATGAAACATCAGTAAATTCATTATTTATTGATTTACTCATTGTTTTCAATTCATTAAATAAATCTTGTGTCTCTTGCGACATACTAACACCTTTAGCACGACCAATTTGCTCTAATAAACTATTGTTCAATTTGCGCAATTCTTTATCAATTCGGTTAATATCCTTAGGAAACATACACGCTTTGTGTTGCTGTTTTCTTACAGGCGGTTTCTGAGGGACTACCATCGGATCTTGAAAAATCATTGTATTATCTTCCGGTTTTGTATCAACAAATATATTACCAAATATAGTAGCAAATATAACCGCAATAACAACGGCGCCCAAGTAGTTTTGTCCTAAATATGTATTTGCGCAAGTAAATAAATTAAGCACAGATAAAAGCAATAATAGTGTGCGTTTATAAGCAAATGTATCTTTAATAAAATCAAAAAATGACTTACTATCTGTATGCTCATTGCTATTATAGAACTTATTATCAACTTTTAATGTATATGAACCAGAAAACAACATCTTAAAAAATGGCATAAATGTAGAATACACAGGTAAAACAAAGAATGTAAGCACAGGAAATACAAACATCCAAATAATTAGCCACACAATACCGCGTCCAATACTTTTAGGCCAGTTCTTAATCCCAAAAGCACCAGCTTCGTCTGTATCAAGATATTTGAGGCTGCCAATTGAATCAAGAATATTATCAGCACCGCCATCATTCATATTGTCTAGGTTTTCATTAAATAATGCTGCTTTTATGATATACCAAGCAGAACAGAAACCGTTTATTAACCAAATAAATGGAAACAAAATTAGTCCAAACAAACCATAAACTATAATCTTTAGTGAATCGGAAATCTTATCACTCTTAATACTAAACATATCATAAGACCTAAACCCTCTAGCAGCAGTATTATTTAAAATAATTGACCAAAATTTAGTAAGACCGGTAGAAGCAGCAGGACCAGTTCCTTTAATATTTGCTGAGTCACGCATTTCTTCTATTAAAGTATCCTTAAATGAATCAATAAATTCTCTTGACTCAATAGTTGCTTCTTGTTGCCATTTATTTATAGCAGTATCTGACCATATTTGCCAAAATGCTAGGCCTTTCATACCTAGTTCATATACGCTGTTCATTGGCACTGTTATTTTTGTGCCATCTGGATTTTTACCCAATTCAGGATTAATATCGCAAGTATAAGGTTCATATTTTGTATCAGTTGGAATTCCAGATGTTGCTAGTTTAGATATATATAGCCAAGTTGTGCCAAATAATACCCATAAAATAATACCTAATAATCCAAGTGTATAATATAATATAAATCCTCCTACATTTGGCCCACCCGTATTTTTATTTTTTTTATTATTTATAGCATCATTATTTGTATTTGTATCTGTATTTGTATCTGACATTATTTATAATAAATATATATTAAATTTTGTAGATAATTTACTAATGTTTATAAACTTTGTATCCTATAAAACTTTGTATCCTATAAAACTTTGTATCCTATAAAAATTATATAACCATATTTTATATTAGAAATATAAATGTCTATAATTTATAAAATAATTCATAAATATAAATATATTATTTTGTCATTTGTTATAATAGTTTTATTCTTTGCTTTAGTAACACAGTTGTTTAATATGAAATTTCTTTTTAAAGAAGGATTTACCACTACAGTTGATAATATATTGTATGGAAACATTACTTATAATCCGGACACGTTTAATAAAAGTAATTCAAATATTAATACCAAATTAGTAAATGAATATAGTCATAGTGTTGATATGCCATTAAATAATAGTCAAGGTTGTCAAAATGCGTGTTATAATTCTAAATGTTCTAAAACCGGCAAGCAATGTTCAACAGATGTAGATTGTTATCAAGATGGTTGTCAGTCACTATTAAAACAAATACACGACAAACTTGTAGCTGAGAAGTTAACACCACCTCCACCACAATCATATGTACCTGCTGACACTTTAGAAACAGGGAAACTTATTTATAATCAAAATCCACAACATTCTTCCTTAACATATGATATTGGAACAAGAGCAAAGGTTATAGATGAAAATGCTAAGGTTCCATCTCCTTATAGAGGATATAAAATTTGGGAGCCAGTATATGATGCGAAAGCACAGCTTATTGATGAAGAATTAGCTTATGAATATGCTGCGGCACCGGAACAATACAGAACAACACCACAATATAAGAAGACACTAACGGCAACTGGGATGTTTTATGATATTGGACCAACACCTGCTAATGCTTATAATTCGGAGCTTTATTAATAAATATATTTTTACTTGTTTACAAATAATAAATAGTAGTTCCTACGTAGTCTAATGGTTATGATATGGCCCTTTCAAGGCCGGGATCCGGGTTCAATTCCCGGCGCTGGAAATCAGTTTTATTTTTTGCTTCGCTTACAAGGTTATTTTTAACGTGTGAAATATATAATTATACTAATATTTAATAATATTTTAGTATAATTCTTTTATGTCGCCTATGTCGCATACATTAGACCCACATTGCCACCAATAAAGTTAACAATATTAATACGCTCTTCAAATAATGTTAGATTAAAATTATAATCATATATACGCCATGTAGGCTTATTTACCGCAATTACTTGACCTGTTTGTGGATCACAAATTGATAAACTTTGCGCTAAAGGATCCAGTGGTGGTATAATTGTAGTAAATTCCAACTCTATTTGATTAAATCTGTTCATATTTATAGCGCCAGATGGTTGTAAGTCTGACAAATTAGAGTTAATTGAAAAATTATAGCAATAAAGACCAGGTGGAGCATTACCACTTGTTCTTGTATATTTCTCAATATAATTAAAAATGCCTGCTGCTTGAATATTCTCTCTGTAAGAACCATCTAACAAAACACCCATTGCCAATAATATCATCTTATCATTTTCTGGTGAATATTCTGATGTGATTAGGAGACCTGTTAAATTACCACTAGGGTTAACACCAGGTCCAATATAGACAGGAACTTGATTACCTAAAGTATCAGTTCTGTAAATAAGAAAATCACCATTTGACGGTGCTTGAACTACATCAAGAGGCATATAATTATAAGGCCAATTTGTATAATTAGACCACTCGTTTCGTAAATTTACGTCGCTTCTCTGGAAATAAAATAACCAATTAGATATCATACCAATTGAGTCTAATTGAACTTTATTTGGTCCAGTCACATTAAAAAACTGCTGTTCGTGAACCTGTTTAATTAAATATTTCTGCTCTTCTAAAGCAAACATACGTTCTTCTTCATTAGATAAGAAACAATAAGTACAATTTAAATGAACATCAGCATTCCATAATGTTCTGGTATCACTATATGATGTTAGACCAAGTTCAATATCAGGAGGTGGTTGTAAGAAACGATAGAACTGCATATACCAAGAGTTAAAATTGGGCGCAATATATGGATAATTATATGTTGTATCAAATACATCACGAATTTGAAATAGCTCACTAATAGGTCTTAGTGTAACAACAATTTGTAGCTCATTATATTGTAAAGATGTCAATGGAAATGCCATTTGTGATTTAAGACCAAACCAACTATTTAGCGGAATA